GGCAATCAGTTCAGGAGTTCCCGAATTAGATGCTATCAAAGTAGCCGTTCCTGTTGGGTAACTTACCTTGTAAAGTTCTACATAGAAGGTAGGGCTTCCACCTCCTGAAGATGCCTGAAAGTAGGTTTCAAAATTCCAATTCCCTCCTGGTATTTCTAGCAAATTAGGCTCAAAAATATCAGTAATGAAGGAAGCTATGTATCCGTTCGCATTGATTGTAAAATCTGTACCCGCTCCCAAGATGGGAACTTTGCTCAATTCTTGATAATCTACACCTCCGATAGTACCCTGAGATACTGATCCATTTAGGTAGTAGCTAACAGATGAACCACCACCTGAAGAAGCAGGAAAGTCTGCAAGGCTACCATCACCACGAATGTATTGGGCTGTAGTACCTGCACCCGTTACGCTGATATTTCCCGTTCCTGTTACAGGGCTATTTGTTACGCTAAAAGCCGAAGGCATAGAAAGACCTACAGAAGTCACACCTAGATCCAAGTTGCCTTGCATGAAGGTTTGAATGCTTGAGATGGTTACCTTATTGGTGGTGGTAGCACCGCTTGCTACTATAGGAAGGACATCGTTGTTAGCAATGTCTACTCTTTCAACTAATTGACTTATTCTCTTATCTGCCATATCGATTAAATATAAAATCTTGAAGTGCCGTTTTCCTGCAACATATAGGAATCATCTTCTAGTAGGATGAAATCGTATTCTACAGGACTGATGTTTCTAAGGATCTTGAATAGGGATACATAGGAAAGCCCGTTTGCAATTGGGTTGTACTTGTCAACCTTCTCAAGTTGGAAGTAGTGAACACCTACCTTCACGATAGTCCTAAAGTCTAGGTTCATGATGTCCGTAGGTGTTAGGTAGAAATAACCCTCCAAAAGCCTACTATTTCTGTCCCCTATCGAAGTGATTAGTCCTTGATAGTATTCAGTATATAGGTTCACACCTGGATAAACACCAATCGAGAAATAGACCTCTCTAGGGTTAGCGAAAAGCACATCCGTAGAAGGTACTATAGGATCATCCAAGTGACCTGCATATGGGTAGTTCGTGTACGGAACATTACCGGAAGCATAGGTGATATTCCATTCAGGACATTCTATCTGTGGCTTCCAATAGGCTATTCTAGGCTTGAAGTTATCAGGCACTTTCACTCCGTTCTCTACCTTGTAAAGGTGGATCATGATTTGCCCTAGTACTTGCTCCCTCATTACAGGTGGACTGAAGACTACCTTCACAGTCTTTGTGTCTAGAATAAAATCATTGTCTATGATGGTTCTACTTTCCCCGTATGCTTGATTGAATTTTGTCTTGTAGGAATTGCTCCAAAAGTCACTATCATCATCAAAGGTCAATCTGTACTCCTTAGCTGAAAGTTCGGATAGTGGTGTGATTGATATCTCTTGGCTTTGATCTAGCTTGTGAGTCCAATCAATAGCCTGATCTTTAAAGGTTCTGTAGAACTCATTATAAGGCACGATCTCAAGGACATTTGTCCGAAGCCTGTCTTGGGTTACATAAAGATTGTACATCGAGATAATAGACTTCAAGAAATCACGCTGCTTCAAAGACTTAGGTAAGGTATAGCCTATCTTCATAGTATCCCCTTCCTCTACTTCTACCGCCACAGGTACTGTGTTACCAATCTTGAAAGATCCTGTAGGTTGAATTACTACCTCTGTCTGTAGTTGGGTGTTCGTTCCTGATCCTGCAATCTCTCCGGTAAGCCTAATCTCAAAGAAGTTATTAGTCGCTAAATCTACACCTCCCGATATCTCTACATCCCAATTAAACACCTGCCCTGCCGAAATAAACGAAACAAGCCTTGAATCATAGAAGATCTCAGAGCCATTCTTAAGAACTGACAGAGTCCACACATTATCTGTATATCCTTGGAGTGCCTCAAAAGCTATCTTTAAATTCACATTCAAGCCTGTCTGCAAATCTTGTATTTTAGTCCAAGTGAATCGTGTCCCCCCGTTACTAATTGCAAACCCTGAAGCCTCCACATTGGTAAAGACTAGAAGATGCGAAAAGTCAGCAGGACTAGTCACTTCCTCTAGGAATAGGTTAGGTGTTTGATTGAGTAGGGTAGTACTTTCTCTAGTGATGTTTTTCTCTGCCGTGATCAAAAGCAATTTTCTAAAATAGAAGCTATTGAAGAATGGAGCATTTACCTGGAAGTTCGCCTCCGCAAAGATTCTCTTTAGTATCTCACTTACAAAAACAGCAGGTTTAAAGTTCTTGATAGGGTAAGAAATAGAGTCTACCGAATAACCATAATCAACCAAAGGATAGACATAGTTATCTTCACCATCTACCCACTCAATACGATCCCAAGAATCTTCTATATTGGTTCTGTTGTAGGTATGGTCATAATCCGAAAAGTTTAGATCCGCTAAAGTCTTATCGCCCAATTCATGAAGGATGTCCCGAAGCCTACCAAAGACATTCACCTCATAGATGATCTCCCCTTCTTTGGAGTTGATCTTCATCATCCTTAGAACCCCATCAAATATTTTGACATTGTCTAGGAAGATCTGCGCCTGTGCTTGCTTTGCAGGGTTGAAGTTCTGCCCAATGTTTACCGAATTGATGTCTATATCATTGCTGACAGAAATATCAAAGATGTTCCCAAATAGCTGCTGATTCTTAGCCGTGCTTGGTAGGGTGATAGTCTTTGAATAGGAAGTGTTCCTTCTCTCAATGTCGGTAACATCCGCCACCGAAAAGGTGAAGTCTACATCAATGTCACCTAGCGTATCCGCTTCAATACCTTCTACGAATAGTCTAGCGCTCATATTACCTGTCTGGTGTTTAGAAGTTGAAATTCCACATCCAATTCAAGATTGAATAGTTTGTCCGAAGCCGTTTTCTTGACCTCGTAGCTAGTCGCATTTGGCTTTACAGGAATCCAAGATGGAGTGATGTAGTTATCATTCACAATGTTTAAATAGACCAAAGGTGAAGAATATAGCTGTCTGATTAATTCCGCCTGTTCATCGTTCAAGTAGTCCGAAATGATCTTCCAATTTTGTGTTTCTTTCGTGTAGTAGATTGGATTGATATTCTTAACTATTATACCATCTGCCTCATAGATGTCTTCTGAGTAGTTCTTTTCATATCCCTTCTTTTCGATTTGGAAGGTAGTCTTGTTGACTAGGTCAAAGTTAAAGAAATCGTATGTTCCGTACTTGTTTAGGTAGGCTATTCGCATAGGGTCATATCTACCGCATGATTGGGTGAATAGGGTAGCAAACTTGTACCTCCTTGCAGATCCGTTATTCCAATTGACAAACAACTGAATAGATACCACACCTGATCCGTATGTCATAGGTGTGATCTTAAAGTAGGTAATTAAAGGACTGCCGGAGGGAGCATTTATAAAGTAGGTAGCCTCAGTACCATTTGAATAAGTGACTAGCAATTCACAACGAGTCAAAAGCCCATTATTGATAAAGCCTATGATCTGTGAATCGCTTTCCCTTACCTTGATGGTAGTCCAATCTGTCAAAGGCTTATAGATGCTATTACTAGAACCCCAATACTGCGCATGATTTGCGTACCAATTCTTTAACTCTAGCAAAGGCAAAGCACCTGCAAAAGCGTACTTGGTTTCACTCACCACTTCGCTACCTGTTATGATCACGAAATCACCATCCACCTCAAAGTACTCATAGCACTTCAAATAGAATCCCTTGATCGCCTTGTTCGAACTTGAAGCAGTAGCAACTTGATAAAATCCCCTGTCGTATTCAAAGTCCACAGAGACATACTTCGAGACATCAAACTCCACGAATTCATTCGGCACGGCAGGGCTATCGTAGTACGCTGTAGTGATTAATTCATCTGCTGAATTATACACCTTCACAACATACTTGAAGCCTGTCTCCTCAGCGTTCGTGCTTCTTATGTTGTAGTTAATCCGATTGAATGCCGGAAGGATGTCTATGCTTGGTTCTACTAGAGTTATCATTTTCTTATTCTTAAAACTATTGAGTCTGCTCCTATGGTTTGAATGTCTACTTGAAATTGAGGTGTTGCTTCATCTACTGATCTTTGGACAAAGTTAGTCCCTGCTATACCATACTTCTTGATGTAGTATGCAAATCGTTTCACATTGCTAGAAATCTGTGGCATGATTCTTCTGCCCTTCAAAGGATCACCTTCCTCCGCTGCTCTTACCCTCATGTTCCTAGCTTCTATCTCCATGTTCTTTCTCTTCATCCACCCTTCCAATTGTTGTAAGGCTTTCAATGGCATGAAGTAGGTTTCAAATTGATAGAACTCACCCTTTGCATTTGGGTAGACCTTCTTGTTTTTGATCTCATGCTGTACACCCCTTACCCCTTTATCAATGTAGTCAAAGTATTCTGCACCGGTTGGAATCTCTACTCTATATCCTAGCTTAGTTTCAATGATGTTAGGACTACCAAATGATCTCTTCATCCTTCCGCTATCCATTGGAGCATTAGCCTCAAGTTTGTCCGCTAGATTATAGCCTAACCGAAGCAAAGCACTTTCGACATTTTGCAAAAGGATATCCTCAGCCTTCAAAACAAATTGAGCGCCTGTCAGCGTAGTACCACCTACACCTACTCTGAATACTGCATCTACTTCATCTTTTGTTGCAACTGCCATTTCTTGTACTGCGCTTCTTTGTCTTTGTTATAATCCTTTAAATATGCTAGGGTATTCAGGTACTCGATCACCCGTAGATCATAGGCTTCATTTACTGTTATGTTCTGGAAGTCTGCGACCTGCTTAGTGCTAAATACCCACCCCCACCTTGCCATAAATCCACTGCCTTCTTCGCTAGACCCTGATTCTCCATTGAGGAGGTTATTGTATTGCTTATTAATTCGCTGAATAATTGACAAAAAAAAAGCATACAGCTATACACCTCAATAAATTTTGCCCCTAGCAAATCATCCGCCACCATATCATGAGGCACTACCCCATAGCCTTGATACTTGTCCCCTAGCATAGGCAGAAAGAAACAGGCAGCTATCTTGTTCAACTGCATGATCTCACCGCTAAAGGCTAGAATGTCAATGTACTGCCCTGCCGTGATCTCGTGTAGTTCAAAGCAG